TACAGATGGTTCTACTCAAGATTTGTAGAACACGCAAACAGTAACTATAAACTAATCCGAGCTAGAACAATGGATAACAAACATCTGCCACCAGATTATGTTGATAAGCTCAGAGAAGATTATGATGAGAGATTGTTAGAGCAATACTTAATGGGCGAGTTCATTAATGTTAATGGCTCTGCTGTTTATCATCAGTTCGACAGAGAAACACACATCATTAAGGATAGAGATATAGATACTAGATACCCACTATTCATTAGCTGGGACTTCAATATCAATCCGTACAATGCAGTCTTTCTCATACAATACATAGATGGTGTTGTTTATATAGTGGATAATGCTATCAAGAAAAATGCTCCAGTAGTTGATACGATTGATTATCTGAAGCAAAAGTTTGGCTATCTTGGAAGTTATCTTTATCAAGCTACAATCTTTGGTGATGCGAGTGGTAAAGCTAGATCACAAGGTACAGCACAAACAAATTATGATTTAATTAGAACCGCTGGGTGGACAAAGTTTAATATTAAGACCGCTAACCCTAAAGTTCAAGACAGAGTGAATGTATTTAATTCAATGTTGCGAAATGCAAAGGGTGATGTTAAGATACAGATATGCTCACGCAATGCCGAGTTAATTACGGACTTAGAGCAGATGTCTTATAATGATAGGGGCGAAATAGATAAGTCTAACCCAGACTTGAGCCACGCTACTGATAGCGTTGGTTATTATTTAGAGAACCAACATAGGCTAATAAAGCCTAGAGAATTAACAGCACAATACTCATTATGATAGTTAATAAATACAGAAAAGATGATATTCGCTCTATCGACTTACACGCTAAGAATAGATTAGAAAAGTTTAAGTTGCGTTATGAAATGTATAACGACAACTACAGAGAACAGATAATCTGGAAGCTAGGCGAGATATACAGAGCTTTTTCACAATTAAAGCTAGATGTACAGATCAATGATAACTACAACATATACAAGCAAGTAGTCAATGCTATATCAAATGTATATAGCTTTGGTGTTGATAGAGAGTTCGATAATGATGCTATTGGTGAGCTGTATAACAAATTAAGAATTAACAAGACAATGGCACAAGCCAATCGTTATCTTAATGCGTTCAATGATTTACTGATTCAAGTAAGTTGGGATGATAAGAAGCAACAACCTAAGATAATGCTAAGACTCCCACACAACACAGAAGTTGAATGGGAACAGAACGAAGTTAAGTCTGTTAAATACTTTGTTGAAATGACAGATGATAATGAAGAACTATGGGCTTACTGGTCTGATGAAGAACACTACTATGTCTTGCGTGGTAAAGAAGCAGATAAGAAGATAGCTATCAAAGATAACGAAGAAATGGTTAATCCATTTGGCACACTACCATTTGTCTTTATGCACAACGGGTGGCGAGATGAAAATTTTTGGGATATGTTTACTGGTGATGATCTTACTGGTGGAACTATTGATATGGCAGTCCACCTTACATTTCTCAATCATTTAATTAAGACACAATCATTTAAACAGTTAGTAGGTAAAGGCGATAATGTGGGAGAGTTACTTGGTCAAGTGCTTGATCCATTATCTGTGCTAACACTAACTGGACAGAACACAGAGATTGATGTCTTAGACTTACAAGCTAACTATGAGCAACTACATAAGGTTGCACAAGACTTGGCAAACAATATTGCAGTTAATTATGGAATCAGCCCGAGCCAATTTAGAATGACTGGCTCAGTATCATCTGGCTTTGCATTGCAGATGGAGAATATGAAGCTGGATAGATTTACTGTTGAGCAACAACAAGACTTTAAAGTCTATGAGCAAGAGTTGTTTGGAATGATTAAGATGGTAAGTGATTATTATGGCAGTAGCTTAGGTGATGGTGATATGTTTGTTGATTTTGTAGAACCAAACTATCCAACATCAGAATCAGAACAATTAACTATCGACCAAACTAAGATTGATATGGGATTGACTAAGACTGTTGATATTATGATTAAGAGAAATCCAGACTTAACAGAAGAAGAAGCTAAAGCATTAGTAGCAGAGAACTTAAATGCTAGAAATGATATGCTGAATAAGACTGCTAATATTTCTATAACAACTGATATACCAGAGAAGCTATGAGCATAAAGGCATTGATAGATGCCAACCAAGAAGAACTAGAAGATATTATCAACAAGCTTGATAAGAGATTAGAAGAAGTCTGGCGAAAGGTAAATCAATTAGCAACAGTTCGTATAGCTAACATTGTTGATATAGATGAGGTAGTACAGTTCGATATTATCTGGCGTGGTATCTTAGAAGAAGCTGGTTACTACAATCTAATGCAACGCTATGTCAATACATTGGATGACTTACAAGCATCACTCAATGAAGTATTAGATGAAGCTGGATTGTTAAGGTCGTTATCAAATGACCAACTTAAAAGACTAACAGCAATCAAAGAGTTACAGATTAAAGGCTTAGAGCAAATAGGCATTGATGCTGGACTTGCACTAAAGCGTGGACTGTATAACAATCTCTTAGCTGGTAAGACTAAAGCTGATTTGCTAGATGCAATATCAGAACAGTTATCGGGAACTAAGTATCTATCTTATTCAAAGACTTATGCTAATACAGCAGTCAATGATTATCGACAAGCCAGTATGAATCAAAGAGCTGAACAGTTTGCTGGTGATCCAGATATTGTTTGGATATATGATGGCAATGATATTGACAATGTAACTAGACCATTCTGTGAAGATATACTTACATCTAACAAAGCTTACTCAACAGAACAGAAAGATATATTAGAGAACGCACCAGAGAGGGCGTGGAACTGTAGGCACTTCTTTACATTCATTAGTAGAGCAGATGCTATTGAACTAGGATATGAAATAGACGAATGATTTATAAGAAACCCAATTACGATAAGATGCGTAAGAATGTTCAGTATAGAATTAATCGAGCTATGGAAACATCAGCTAACTCTACATTGAAGTTAATGAAAACTAGAATCAAGCGTGGTGTTAATCATAAAGGTGGCAAGTTTAAATCATTGAGCAAAGACTACCAAGATTATAAGAAGGATCAAGGTAAGCTACAGATGTTTGAGTTCTCTGGTGATATGCTTAGATCACTAAAGACTAAGGTTAAGAAAACTAAAGATTCAGCTAGAATTATTATGGACTTTGATGATTCAAATGAGAACGAGAAGGCTTATCAAAACATCTATACGCATAAGAGAGATTTTATGCAAGTGAGCGACAAAGAAATTGACCGAATAGTACGCAAGATTGAAAAGGAGTTGCTACACATTTAAAATATGTTAATATTAAGCTACTTTTATTACAATTAAGAGGTAGCTATGGCTGACGAGCAAAATACGGAACAAGTCGAAGATACACAAGATACGACTCAAAATAATGATGATGTGGTTCTAACGCAATCAAAACTTGATTCACTTATTGACAAAGGATATAGCAAAGGTGTTAAACGAGCTAAGTCCGAGTTGGAAGAAGAATTAGGGGTTGATATTGAACAAGCCAAAGAGTTAATTAAAGCAAAGCAAGAAGCAGAAGAAGCTTCTAAATCTGAACTAGAGAAACTAATGGAACAGAAAGCAATGCTTGAAAAGACTGTTGAGAGCTTGGAATCGACAAACAAGAATTTGCAATATGATATGCAGATTCAGCAAGTCGTTGCACAAAATGGGATTAATGATGGTGATTACTTCAAGCATCTACTACAGCAGGAATCTGCTAAAGAAGATTTTGATATGACTGCCTTTATGGATAATCTCAAAGGTGAGAAACCTTATTTGTTTAAGAACGGAGTTCAAGAGCAGTTAAAGGTTGATGCCACATCTAACAAAGCATCTTTGGATGTATCGAGTCGGATTGGTAATGCAACTTCAATGGCTGAACTTTATAAACTCCAACAAGAAATGACTTAATTTTTCAAGGAGAAAAAAATGGCTGTAAACACTAAAAGCGTTTTGTCAGATTCAGCAGTTGATTTAATGAACCAAGCTGTTATCGTATCTGGACAAACAGTAAATCGCCTAGACAACTATGCGACTATTCGTCAAGATGATCAAGCATCATCTATTTCATTCACAGTATTTTCAAGACTATCTGTAGCTACTACTGCTTTAACTGATGGTACTGAAGCTTCATCTACTTCAATGACTGATACTAAAGTAACTGCAACTCTAGCTGAGTATGGTAATGTTATTACTACTACTTCTCTAGCCAACATTGCAACTGCTGGTAAAGCTGATCTAGCTGGTGCTGAATTAGTTGGTATCAATATGGGTGAAACTATGGAAGCTCTAGGTCTTGGTGCATTAGAAGCTGGTTCTAACACTATCTCAGCTGATACTGCTGGTACTTTAGACAACCTAGACTTAAGAGAAGCTTATACTGAACTTGCTGATGCTGGTATCCAGAAGTTTCAAGACGGCAGATATGTGGCGTTCGTCAATCCTGCACAAGTATCTGACATCAAAGGTGATTACATTCCAATCGCTCAGAACACAGACTTAAATATGGCAACTATGGGTGTTGTTGGTTCACTAGAAGGTTTTACTATTGTTGAATCTCCGCTAGTAACTGCTGGTAAGGTTGTTTGCTTTGGTCGTAATGCACTAGGTAAAGCTGTCGGTAGAGCTGGTTCTATGGTTCTTAAAGAAGGTAATGACAATCTTGGTAGAACTTACAATATGGGCTGGTACTTCGTTGGTAAGTATCTAATCATTGACGAGAACGCTGTAAGGGTAATTACTGGAGCATAATATAATGGCTAAAAGTAAAACAACAAATACTACAACTGCTAGTAAAACACCTAGTAAATCAAAATTGAAGGCGTATAAGACTGGATCACACAAAGCTGGTGATACAATCTACACATTCAAGGCTGGTGATGATGTTGAAGTAAAAGCAGAACACTTGGAGATTATGAAATCTCTTGGTGCATTTACGGAGCAATAATCAATGGCTTGGACATTAACTAACGCTGATATTATTTCTGCATTACCGCTATTAGCAGATCATTACGAGAAAGCTGATAGTGGTTCTACAACGCAACTGGTTTGCAATAGATTAACTAATCTTGTCAATTCAGAAGCAGTCGGAGCTACTATCGCTTTTGTTAATGGTGATAACGCTGGTACTGATGCAGTAGTAACATCATATTCTGGTGGATCTGGTACATTTGGCTTTTCGGCTCTATCTAATGCAGTCGATAGCCAAACTGGATTTGGTGTTGTTTACATTAGTTATCAGACATTTATATCCCGTGCTTACGACATAATCGCTAATGAGATGCGTAATCGTGGCTTAGATGTAACTTTATTCTTAACTACTTCTCAACTAAAAGAGATGCACTTGTCTAAGACAGTAGAGCTAATCTGTCTGTCTAAAAGACATAATGCTGATAGTGATGATATTTATCACGAAAGCTATCTTATCTTTAGAGAGAAGTATGAGAAAGAAATAACTACATTAAAAGCTGATTACGACTTAGATGAAGATGGTACTATTGATACTGATATAGAAGAAAAACTATCTGCACAAGTTAGACTAATTAGATGATTACTTTACTAAGCAATTACGGATATAGATATACTGACAAGGAAACTCTTGATAATCGAGAGTTTAACAAAGGTGAAGCTAACTTTTCTTTATCGGAAGATTTATCGACTTTTGGAACAGCAGTATTTGATGTAGAAGAAGAATTTAATTTATTCTTAAACGAGAGGTCATATCGTGAATCTAGCTTACGGGAAATTCTGGAACTAACCAGAACTGAAGGTAGGGATGATGCGTATATGATTGACTTGAATGGATACATTGAAGATAACTACATCAAAGAACAAACTGGCTATGATGATGTTGAAGTTACTGTTACTAAAGATGAGCGTGGTTATCACATTCTTTTTTATACTATGAAACAAGGAGTTACTTAATATGGCAATTCAAGGATATTCTGGATCGGTTACAGTAGCATCTGGTTCAATGGGTAACGCTAAAGCTTGGTCTTTAGATATTACTCAGGAAACTGTCGATACTACTGATTTCGATTCAAGTGGATGGAAAGAATCAACATCAACACTAAACAGTTGGTCTGGTTCTATTACAGCAATATTTGATGCAAGTGGCACAGCAGAAGGAGCATTACAAACTGGTTTAACTGGTGGCTCATCTGTAGCACTAGAACTATCTATGGGTGGTGGTGGTTCTGGCTCTTATGATGTTTATTCTGGTTCAGCTTTAATTACTGGACAGAGTGCATCAGTAGATGTCAATGGTATCGTAGAAGTTACATTTAACTTTGAAGGTACTGGAGCATTAACAATCGCTTAACTTTCTAAGGGGGTGTTCAACCCCCTTTTTCAACTATGAATAAATTATTAAAAGCATTAGAGAAGGAATCTAAAGAAATTAGGTCAGCTGATATTATTGCTGATAAGAAAGCTCACAAGATATATTACCGAGTAATGTCTGGTGATGACCATTCAAGAGCATTACAACTATC